GGAATTGTAATGCGAATCGCTTATCTATTACTCAAAACACAACAAGGTCTCCCCGCTGTGTGTGACTACCGAAAGCATGTCGCAGAAACCATTTATGGTGATGATGATATCAAATCAGTCAACGTTTCTATCATTGACTGGTTTAATCAACTCACTATTACTGGTGCTCTGGCATCTTTCGGTCTCACATACACCGACGAGACCAAAACTGGCAAAATCCTCCCCTACAAGACACTTGAGGAGGTTGCTTTTCTTAAAAGAAAGTTCGTTATCCAAAAAGATGGAACTTTCTTGGCCCCTATGGACCTGGAAAATGTTCTTGAAATTACGAACTGGATTAAAGGAAAAGCACGCAAATCCGCTACACTAGAGAACTGTGAACAAACAATCATGGAACTCTCACTTCATACCAAACACACTTACGAGACTTGGAGTGCTCGTATCCGAGAGGAACTCGGAAAGGTTGGGATACACATCTGTGTACCCACCCATTTCGAACAGCTTGAATTGTACAAATACAACCGCGACCTGTACGCTCGAACTGAATATGTTCCCCTCTGGTAAACTCCAATTAGAAATGTGATCTTAAATTTAGATTTCAACCGGGATACTTCTACTTTTACTGCTATTTCTTCTTACCTATAGAGTGTTGCTGTGCTCTGGTGATACAGCTCCCACATTCAAGGAGAATAATCATCTACCCTTGTCTTATAACATGATTACTACTTCATATGACCATGACCAAAACACAAACGTTGATTCAACCCGTGGAAGTATCTTAACTGATATCCAAATGGATTCTGAGTCTACCCCTATGCCATCCACCGTCACACAGATGGCACTAAATGATGTGACACGACACGAAATTCTTAGCATTCTCGAACGACCTGTAAATTTAGGTACATTCACGTGGACTACTGACCAAGCTCCACTTGAAATTCACCTTAAACCAACTGATTACGATTCTGATACTATTAACTACATTCAAAAATTAAACTTTCCTCAAGATATCTTTCAAAATTCGCCTATCGTTGTTGATAAACTCAAAAATTATCAGTATATGAAGGCAGACATTGAGATTGAAGTTAAAATCAATGCTCAACCTTTTCTTCAAGGTGCCTTGATGTTAGTTTATAATCCTTATTACGACCAAACAGGAGATTTTAGGCGCAAAGGTACTCGTTATCTTGCGTCTCAAACTTCCTGTCCTTACAAAATCGTGAGTATCGAAGAGGGAAACAGTATCAAATTGACTTGTCCCTATGCGAATATCTATGATCTTTTTGATCTTGGTAATTCTGACAATCAATTTGGAACTGTCTTCCTTTACGTTTTCTCACGACTAATCGGACCGACCGGTGGTGAGTCCGCTAGTTACACCATCTTCTCCCGCTTTATTAATCCTCAATTTTTCGTACCCACCCAGAATGACGTTCTCGCCTCTTACAGAGACGAGCATGACATCAAAAGGTTACAAAATAAAGGTTATCGAGTGGCCCAAGGTTCAGTATCTCCCGTATCCGCCCCCGACACTGGAGAAGTCGAGGCGCGAGGAC